AACGCGATGATTGATGAGTTGTTTGCAGCAGCTAAAGCGCTTGATGATAATTATGTTCCAAAAGAAGGCAGAAAATGCTTCTTAAGAACAGAAGAATACTACAAGCTAGCTAATGCAACAAACGCAATCAACGTTGACTTCAGTGGTAATGGTTCGATTGCAGAAGGTAGAGTACAAAGAATAGCAGGAATTGATTTAATACCAGTACCTCACTTTGTATCTTCTAACGTCACTTCAGGCGCAGACGCAGGTAGTGCAACACAAGGTGGTTCAACTCCACAAGCTGTTGACTTATCTAACTTTGTTGCTTTGATTTGCCACCCATCTGCGGTAGGAACTGTGAAGTTAATGGACTTGGCTGTTGAGTCAGAATATGACATCAGAAGACAAGGTACATTAATGGTTGCTAAATACGCTATGGGACATGGTGTATTAAGACCAGAAGCAGCAGTAGGAATTAAAGAAGCATAATAGTTTCTTTATACTTATAAGGACTAGGCGGCGAGGGAGACTGAACCGCCTAGTTTAACTTAATTAGGAATTAAATAATAATGGCTACTCAAATTACTTTAACAACAGAATTGCAAGCAATTAATACGATGTTGTCAATTATTGGTGAAGCTCCGGTCTCATCAATAACATCAACTACTGGTACAGATGTTGCTATTGCAAAACAAATTTTAGATGAAACTAGTGTAGATGTACAAACACAAGGTTGGAATTTTAATACACAAGAAGATTTTCCACTTGCACTAGACTCGGATAATAAAATTCCTGTGCCATCTAATGCTGTATGGGTTACAACAAGACCTCATAATTCTACAAAAAATGTTATAATTAGAAATGCATTTTTATACGATAAGGATAAAAATACAGATATATTTTCTAATACATTAAAAGTCGATATGATTATATTGTTACCTTTTACTGAGTTACCTCAGTTTGCAAGAAGATATATTGTGACAACAGCAGGCAGAAGGTTTCAAGCAAGATACTTAGGTTCTAAAGAATTAGCAGGATTTAGTGCTCAAGATGAATTAGAAGCAAGAGTTGCTTGTCAACAATTAGACGCTGCGAATGAAAAACTAAATATATTAGAAAACGATTTATCTAATCGTATTATGTATCGTGGGTCAACTCGAAGGTACTACTAATGCCCGTTATATCGACGACTATACCAAATCTAGTTAATGGTATTTCTGAACAGAATGCCACACAACGTAACCTTACTCAAGGTGAAACGCAGATAAATGCTCAATCATCTATTGTAAATGGTCTATCAAGAAGACCACCATTAGAACATGTGAGTAATCTTTTATCTTCGCAAATATTTTCCACAAACACAGCTATTCATCCATTTATTAGAGATGGCAATAATCAATATTTTATTGCGGCATATAATGGTGGTATAAAAGCGTATGAAGTCGACGGAACAGAGAAAACTGTAACTATTTCTAGTGGGTCAAGTTATTTGACTACAACAAATCCAAAAGATGATTTTAAATTTGTATCAGTAGGAGATACAACTTTTGTTGCTAATAAAAGTATAAAACCAGCAATGAGCTCTACAACTAGTGCAGCAAAAATAGAACAATCATTAGTTTATGTAAAAACAAGTAATTATGGTAGAACTTATAGCATTACATTAACACACCCAAATGGTGGTGGTGGAACTGCAAGTTTTCAAATGCCTGCAGGTGACGACGTTGCGACTCAAGGTTTTTTAAGAGATACTGCAAAAATTGCAGAAATACTTGTAACTGGATCTGGTGGTTCACCAGGTACTTTTTCAGGCACTGCTTTAAATTCAATGTCAAATTTTACTGTTACTAGATACGACTCAGTAATAGAAATAAGACCTGCTGGTAATAACTCAGGATATACAATAACAACATCAGATGGTGCTGGTGACTCTGCAATGTATTCTATACGAGATGAAGTTAATGATTTTACTAAACTACCATACTATGCACGTATAGGTACAATTATAAAAATATCCGGTGATGAAGGAACATCAGATACAGATTATTATGTAAATTTTAGTGGTAATGGTGTTTGGACAGAAACAGTCGGACCAGGTGTCAAAACTCAACTTGATGCAAGTAAAATGCCACACAAATTAGTAAGAGACGCCGCAACAGGTAATTTTACATTTTCACAAGTTTCATGGGACGAAAAAAAATCTGGAGATGACGATACTAATCCAGATCCAAGTTTTATAGGTTTTTCAATCAATAATATTACATTTTTTAAAAATAGACTTGGAATATTAGCAGATGAAAATATTATATTTAGTGAAGCTGGCGCATACTTTAATTTCTTTGCAACTACTGTAGCATCTGCATTAGCAACAGATCCAGTAGACTTAGCAGCGACTTCTAACGAAGTTAGTATATTAAAACATGCGATACCATTTAATGAAGAATTATTATTGTTTTCTGATAGAGCTCAATTTAAAATTGAGTCTCCAGCAACCGGATTATCACCAACAGATACAGCAATAAGTTTATCGACAAGATTTGAACACGATCCTGCAGTTGCACCAACAGGTGCAGGTAACTATATTTATTTTACACAAAAACGTGGTGTTAATTCTGCGATGAGAGAGTATTTTGTAGAACCAGATACAACTAATAACGACGCAATAGATATTACTGTTGCAGTGCCAAATCTAATACCAGACAATGCATACAAAATTATTTCAAATACAATTGAAGATACATTAGTTACTTTAGTAGATGATGGTCCAGATAGTAATAGTGCACCTTATACAACAAGTACTAATGTCGCTCCAACATTTGCAAATCGTATGTATGTATATAAATATTTTTGGAATGGTAATGAAAAAGTACAAAGTGCTTGGTCATACTGGGATTTTACAGGCATACAAATAATAGGTGGATTTGCATTGGAAAGTTTTATTTATGTAATTGCAAATGAAAGAACTAAAGCACATTTGTACAGAATTGATTTAAGAAATTTAGAAGATAGTACATTAGGAATGAATGTATATTTAGATCAACGTGTCAAAATCAATGGTACTTATGACTCGGCTACTGATTTAACTACATTTACATTGCCTTATGAAGTCAACACAAATTTACAATGTGTCAATGCAGCAACAGGAGCAGATTTAACAATTAATAGTCAAACCGGCACAACAGTTACAGTAAAAAAGAATATAGCATCAGCTTATTTTGGTTTTCCGTTTACAACACTTTATACATTGTCAACACAATATGTAAGAGAGCCAAGTAAAGGCGGCGGCTTATTAGCAGTAACAACTGGTAGATTTCAAATTAGAACAATTACATTTGACTTTGTAAACTCAGGTTTCTTTCAAGTAGTAGTAACACACAACACACGAGCAGACAAAACATATAGTTTTAATGGCTATATAATAGACAATCCAACATCTGTTATTGACTCGCCTGTTGTTACATCAGGAGTTTTTAGAGTACCTGTACAAGCAGAAAATACACAACATACAGTTTCATTTAGATCAAGCTCGTATTTACCTGCAAGTATTGTGTCAGCAGATGTAGAAGGTTTCTACTACAGAAGGTCTCAACGTGTCTAATGTCGATATGCCTTATGTCAGAAAAGCAGTGCCAAAAGACGCTGTGTATTTGGCTTTAGATATGAGAAAATTAGACAAATTAGAGATTAAATATAGTCATAATATCGAACCATTAGATGCTGTAATGAGTTGTTTTAATTTAAAAAATGCAAAAAATTATACAATTACAGATGACCATGGTGTTATATATGGTATGTTTGGTGTTAGTGATTGTCCAATGCAACCTAGACAAGGTGTTGTTTGGTTGTTGTGCTCTGACTTTATAAAGTCAATTCCTAATTCTTTTTACAGAGAATGCAAATCATGGATAAATCATTTAGCAGAAAATTATGACTCAATATATAATTTTGTGTATGAAAAAAATTGGTTAGCTTTAAAATGGCTGCAGTTATCAGGTTTTACTGTAGCTCAAAAATTAAAAGTAGGACCATATAAAAAAAATTTTTATTTAATAGTAAAGGATAAAGACGAGATATGTGTAACCCAACAGCAATCGCAGTAACACGTTTTGCGTTTCAGGTCGCATCAGCAAAAGCTGAATATGATGATCAGAAACGTGTCGCAGCATTACAACGACAACGTAATGAAGAAGCTAGAAAAAGTTATAATAAACAGTATTTAGCTGACTTAGCAGAACTAGATCGAAAAAGACAAAAAGAACTTAGAGATGTTGCGATTAAAAAAGAAGCTACAGAACGTGATGTAATTAAAGATCAAGCTAAAGGCGAACTAAAAGCATTAGAGTCTGGTAACGCAAATGTCGAAGCCGTATTGAGAGATATTGGATTTGATTTTAAAGATGAATTTAATTTATTCGGTGGCAAAATCGAAGATGTAAATACACAAACATTGTTTGGCTATGATGACGCATACAACGCCATGTCAGCAAATTATGCCAAATTACCAACACCAGTTGTTCCATCAAAACTTGGATTAGCTTTAAAAATAGGTGGTTCAGCAGCAGGAACATATGGTGATTATAAAGGCGGGAAATACGGAGAAGTATAATGGCATATCAAAAAAATGTAATACAACCAGTTAGAGTAGGTGGTGACTCACAAGCACTACAATTGTCAAGAGCACTTAAAGAAGCTGCATCTGGTATAGATCGTTTTGGTAAAGGTTTTAAAAAAGAATACGATGAAGAACAAAAATCAGAAGCAGAAAAAGCTGCAAGATTAGATAATTATAAAAGTTATAATGAACTAGCAGATAGTGAAGGTTTTGATAAAACTAAATCTAAATTTTGGATTGCGGCATACGATAATATAAAAGGCGAAACAGCAGGTATAGAATATGCAACAGCAAAAAATGTTGCTTTTCAAAACTGGTGGGCAGAAAATATAGATAAAGAACAAGAAGATCTAACAGGTGAAGCTTTTACAAATTGGAGTGCAGAATACGATCAAGAGTACTTATCTAAAATAAAACAAAACACACCATACTATCTCAAAGGACTAGAAAGATACATAGCTGGTACTAATACTAATTTAGGACAAAAATATGCATCTGCTAATGCAGAAAAAATGAAAGTATTAGCAGAAAACAACATACTAAAAAAGCTTGAAACAGAACTACAACGAGAGCCAATAGCGCAACCAGAACAAGAAGAAGGCGAACCATTAACACTTGTTATTTCGCCAAACGAAATTAACAGAATTGATGCTTTAGTAAAAACATCTAAACTTGTTAGTAACGAAAAATTTAATGAGTTAGTTGTCACAGCATACAAAAATGTAATTGCTAAAATTGCTGTAAAAGGTGATGAAAATGCAGACTACGATAGAGCTATTAGACTTGCAGAACAATTAGAAACGTATAAAAGATCAAATGGTTCAAGTTTTCTTAATGCAAAAAGTGCAGCATCTTGGTCAGATTTTAAACAATCATTAATCGCAGAAAAAGTAGAACATGAAAAATTTATGGCACAAGTATCTACTAATGTAGAATTTAATGCTTTTTATGCTGAACAAAATTCAATATTAGAAAATAAATTTTTTAATAGACTTAATAATTTAGCTGGCGAGACTGATGGTAGACAAAAAGCAGCGTTTGCAACTGATGAATATAAACAACGTATGAAAGCATTTGTTAATACATATCCAGCAGCAACACTTACACAATTAAAAAATAAATCTATAGAATTAAGACAATTATTAGAAGATAAATATGAAGAAGCACAAATTGATAATATTAGAGCATTCGATAAAGATATTGGTTACAATGTTTCTAGATTAAAAAATAATGTGCAAAATGCTATTGTTGATTTAAGAGCCGATATAGACTCTGGCAATTTTTCATTTTCTGATCCAGCATTGCAAGATACAGCAGGCACTTCTTATAATTTCTTATTTACAATTGCAAGATTAAATGGCTTTGTAGATGACAAAGGCAACGTTGGTGCACAACAAATTGCAGATGCTTATGAAGCATATGTAGCAGCTCTTAAAGGTATAAAATAATGGCAGAAAAAACTTTAGAAGATATTTTTAAAGAAATAGATACAAATCCAGAATTTAAAAGAGAAAAAATTCAGCCTAAAAATAATGGATTAGTAACTGATCCAGACGAACAAGATCATAATTTTTGGCAAACAGTTGCAGATATGTCAATGAGTGTACCTCAAGGTATAGTTAATAGTATCGAAGCTCAAGGTGATTTTTTAGAAAAACACGTAATAGGTTTAGGTGGTTTAAAGTTTGGAGACGGTGATGGCGAATTCGAATGGTCTGATTTAAAACCAGAATATATATCGCCAAAAGAATGGAGAGAGGGCGGTTATATAGAAAAGAAAACTATGCCTGATTTTTATAAGCCAGAAACTCAAGCTGGCCAGTTTACTGAGGCAGTCTCAAGATTTATTACAGGTATGTATGGTCCATCTAAATTCTTAAAAGGTGTAGGAGTAGGTGGAACACTTGTAAAAGCAGGAGCAAGAGGTATGACAGCAGGAGCTGTTGCTGATTTGACTGTGTTAGATCCTAATGAAGGTAACTTATCTAATATGTTGACAGAATTTGACTCACCAGTTTTAAATAATGCAGTAACTAGATATTTAGCTATTGATGAAGATGATACAGAGATGGAAGGCAGACTTAAAAATGTGCTAGAAGGTATGTTAATCGGTGGACCTTTAGAAATACTTATTGGTATTAAAGGTATGAAAAAAGCACGTAAAGTAAAAGATTTAAAACAAAAAGAAGAAATTATTGCTGACCACGGCAAAGCTATAAAAGATTTAGTAGATGGCAAAGGTAAAACATTAAGAGTTAGGAAAAAGATTGTAGAAGGCAACAAAGCAATTAATGTTAATAAAGTAGAAAAATCAGTAAAAATTGGTCAAAAAACAGCACAAGAAGATGCTGAAAGATTTATAAAAAGAATTTTAAATACATCTAAATTAAAAAGTGCAAGACACGTATTAAAAACAATTGATGATGTATTAGAAACTTTAGATGATAATGCAAAAGAATATTTACAAAATAATGTATTAAAAAATAAAGTTGCAAAAGAATTAGCTGAGATACTTGCTAGAGATACAGATGAAATTTTAAAAGCAATGCCAAAAGCAGCTGAAGCAGCAAAACAATCAACTGTTAGAATGCTTGCGTCTAAAATGGTATTACAACAGTTAGGTTTTCAACACAAAGCTTTGTCAAACAAAATTATTAAAAAGTTTGGTGCTGATAGAGCTAGAGCATACAAAGAAGGTGGTGCTGATTTAGCAGAACTTAACAGATTATCTAATCTTATTAAAGATACTACATTTTTCTTAAAAGAACAAATACGTGGTGCAGCAAGAACAACACAAGCAGGTAGAATTAAAGTAGGTAAAAGTGGTAAAACAATTAATGTCAATGAATTGTCAGACACAGTTACACAATATAATGGTGATGCATTTGCGATCGCTACAAAAGTTTCACAAAATGAAACAATAGAACAAGTCTATAATACATTAGGTAAAACTAGAATGCAAAAAGGTGTAGAGATATTTAACTCACTTTACATTAATTCTTTATTATCTGGTATATTTACAAATGCTATTAACTTAACATCTGGTTTACACGAAACAGTTATTAGACCATTAGAAATTATGGCAGGTGGACTTGCTAGAGCAGACAAAAAATCTATAAGACTTGGATTTGCACAATATCAAGGTATGTTGTTAAATATGAAGGAAAGTTTTAGAATGGTTTATTTATCTCTAAAACAAGGCGATGCAGTTTTAGATACTAAGATGAAAACTCAAGATAATTTAACTATAAGAAATAATAAAGCAATTAGACCTATTAGTGCTGAAAATTTAGAATTAGAAGGTCTACCAGGTACAGTTGTTGATTGGATTGGTGTATTTTTAGAATTTCCATCAAGATTATTAATAGGTGGTGATGAGTTATTAAAACAACTTAATTATAGAGGTCGTTTGTACGCTAATGCTTTAGATGACACAATGACTAGAAACATTAATATTAAATCTAAAGAAGGTAAAGAAAATATTACAAAAATCATGAATAAAGGTTTTGATGAAAAAGGTGCTGCAAATGTTAAAGATAAAGAATTTGGAGTTATTAATCAAAAAGCTTTAGATGATGCTAGAATTAGTAATTTTACAAACGAAATAAAAGGCGGATCGTATAGAGATTGGGCAAGCAATATTGAGTCATTTTTTAATCAAGCACCAGAATTTAGATTTATAGCACCATTTATTAGAACACCTACAAATATATGGAGACATTTTGGTACTAGAATTCCAGGTCTTGGTTTGTTTACAAAACAAATGAGAGATATGTGGAAATCAGGTGACCCAAGACTTAGATCAGAAGTAATAGGTCGACAATTCTTTGGTACAGCTGCAGCATTTATTGCATTTGATTATGTTACATCATACGAAGAAGTAGAAATAAAAGACGCAAAAGGTAATGTTGTAGAAACAGTAAGACTTCCTAAAATTACAGGTAGAGGTCCGTCAGATCCAAATATACAAAGAATATGGAGAATGACTGGCTGGCAACCATATTCAATTTTAGTTAAAGACGATAATGGTAAGTTTTATTACAAAGCATACAACAGAATGGATCCAAGATTTTTCATTTATGGTTTAGCAGCAGACTTAAAAGAAGGTGTAACTAATATGAATGAAGAAGAAAAGTTTGCATTATGGTCTGCAATACCATTAACAGTTATGAGAAACTTAACTGATAAATCTTATACACAAGGAATTGCAGAAGTTATGGAATTTATGAATGAGCCTACTCAACAAAACTTTAGAAAATTCTTTGGTAATGTTGCTGGTAATGTTATTCCATACACTGGTTTAAGAAACCAAGGTATTCCATTTATGTTAGATCAACCAAAAGATGTGTTTGATACAAGATCTTTTTATGACCAAATTTTGTCAAAAACACCATTTACAGGTAGCTTAGAAAAGAAAAGAGATATATTTGGTAAAGAAGTAGAAAAGAATGAAACAGCATTTTTTATAAATCCAGATGGTTATAGTGGAATAATACAAGGACCTGCACTATTTGGTAAAGTATCAGAGTTTGTTGACAATAATAAAGTTTTATTAGAATTAGCGGCATTAAAAGTAGCTTTATCGCCACCTACACAAATGAAAGGCAAGGTAGATTTAGCTGAATTTGAATTAAATGGCCAATCTGCATTAGATTATTGGAGAGAACAAATTGGTGTAGTTACAGTTAATGGTCTTACTATTGAGAAATATTTTGAAAGAAATATGAAAAGTAGTAAATGGCGTCGAATGCAAGAAACTCAAATTGTAGATGGCAAAAAACGTCAAGGTGGTAAAGAGTATTTAGCTCAACAATGGTATGATGCATTTAAACAAAAAGCTTATGGTGAGATGCTCAAAAAGTACCCAGAAGTTAAAAAGGCAATCATTCAAGACGAAAAAGACAAATATCAATTCTTTAAACCAGAGAACACAAAAAGCTCAGGTACACGTTTAGATAAGGAACAAGACACTTTACAAAGGATTTTATTATATTAAATGGCTAATTCATTCGTACGATATACAGGAGATGGAAATACAACACAATTTTCAATAACTTTTGACTATATCGAAACAGCTCACGTTGCATGTACAGTAGATGGTGTATCGACAACTTTTACATTGTCATCTGGTGGCACAGTCGCTACTTTAAGCTCTGCACCAGCCTTAGGTGCATCTGTCGAGTTTAGACGAACAACTAGTCAATCTGCAAGATTAACAGATTATCAAGCAGGTTCAGTATTAAAAGAGTCTGATTTAGATACAGATAGTCAACAAGCGTTCTTTATGGGACAAGAAGCTATTGATAATGCTGGTGATGCAATACAGATCAGTAGTACAAACTTTCAATGGGACGCACTTAATAAAAGAATTACAAATGTTGCAGATCCGACAAGTGCACAAGATGTTGCTACTAAAAATTATTTAGAAAATACTTGGTTATCTACTTCAGATAAAGCTGATATAACTACTCTTGCAGGAATTACAAATTTAGGCACTCTAGCTAGTAATGAAGCAAATATTAATACTGTAGCAACAAATAACACTAATGTTACAAATGTTGGCTCTAACATTACTAATGTTAATACAGTTGCAAATAACATTGGTTCAGTAAATACTGTTGCCGCAGATATTACAAAAGTTGTTGCAGTAGCAAACGATTTAGCAGAAACAGTCTCAGAAGTTCAGACTGTAGCTGATGACTTAAATGAAACTACAAGTGAAATAGATACAGTAGCAAACAATATTGCTAACGTAAACACAGTTGGTAATGCAATAGCTAATGTTAATAATGTGGGCAATAATATTGCTAACGTAAATACAGTTGCTACAAACTTAACTGATATAAATTCTTTTGAAAACAGCTACAAAATTTCAGCTTCAGCTCCTACAGGAATAGCAGAAGGTACTCTTTGGTTCGACACAGCTAACGATGTAATGAAAGTGTACGATGGAAATGCGTTCCAAAATGCAGGCTCCAGCGTAAATGGTACATCGCAAAGGAATAAATTTACAGCTACAGCAAATCAAACAGCATTTACTGGAAATGATGATGATGGCGTTGCTCTTGCATACGACCCAAATTTCCTAGATGTTTACCTAAATGGTGTTCGTCTTGTTAATGGAGCATCAAATGACTACACAGCTACAGATGGCTCAACAATTACTTTAGCGTCTGGTGCTAGTGCAGGAGACATTTTATCAGTAGTTTCTTTTGGAACATTCAATATTGCTTCATTTAGTGCTACAGCAATCACTTCAGATACTTTACCAGTAATTAGAGGTGGTACAGGTTTATCTTCGGTTTCTGGTCAAGCAGGAAAAGCATTAATAGTAAATAGTTCAGCGAATGGATTTGAGCTTGCAAATGCTTCTTCAGCAGAAGTTTATGGTTTTGAAACTTATTATAGCCCATCAACATTAGTAAAAACTGTGACTGTTCAATCAGTTAGTGGTTCAAATAAATATTTTATAGATGGTGTTCAACAGGATACTTTAGAATTATATGAAGGAAACACTTATGTGTTTAATTATCCTTCTGCACACCCATTTAAATTTTCAACGACTTCAGATGGTACTCACAACAGTGGCTCTGAATATACAACAGGCGTGACGCACAACAGCTCAACGCAAGTCACTATTGTTGTAGCAACAGGAGCTCCTACTCTTTATTACTATTGTGGTTCACATAGTGGTATGGGAGGACAGGCTAATACCCCAGTACCAGCAGTCAATAATTTAAGAATTATTACAACCAATCAAGGTGTAGATAATATTTCATCAAGCCAATACGCCAGCTTTGATGATGTAATGTTTAGTGCGAGTGGCTTTGTCTTCTCAATCTCAAATGGCGAACTAATAGCTACAATATAACAGGAGAAAAATTAATTATGGCTACAATAAATCTAGGCAATATAAAGTTCACATGGAAGGGTGCTTATAATGCTGGTACAGCTTACGCAATTGACGATGTTGTTTCTTACAATGGTTCGTCTTATGTGTGTATTTTGGCAAGTACAGGGAACCTTCCAACCAATACTACTTACTGGAATGTAATGTCGAGCAAAGGAACAGACGCAGACTTATTAAACATCGCAAGTACAGCACAAGGTGACATCTACTATAACAATGGTAGTGCTATCGCTAGACTTGCTCCAGGTACAGCAGGTCAAGTTCTTCAAATGAACGCAGGAGCTACTGCACCTGAATATGCAAATATATCATCTGATTTTGTAAAACTTGCATCACAAGATTTAGATAGCACAGGATTAGCTATTGTTGAATTTCAAAATTGTTTTTCAGCGGCTAATGATGCTCTTTATGGTGGTTATCAAGTTATTATATTTGACCAAAATAATGGGGCAAATGATGGTTTAAATGTAAGATATATGTATGGCACAAACACAGAAATAGGTGGCTCTACTGATTATACTCGTGCAGGTGGAGAGGGTTATAGACAAACAAATAACAATGGTAATAATTTTACTGCAACAAATGATGGAGATGGTCGAAATAGTATGGACTGGGAAAACTGGGGTCAAAATGGAGCTAATGATACCACAGAGGGTCAAATGTCTGTTGCTTGGTTTCAAGGTGGAATGTATCGAAATGATATTGCTAGAAATGTTTGGGTAAATAGTTCTATGAGAGATAGTTCTTCACCAAACTATGTTGTTGGAAAAACTGTAGCTTATAGATACCACGGCACACAAAACATAACTGGATTAAAATTTTATGTTAATAATGGAACTATGTCGAATGGTGCAATAACTTTATGGGGGATGAAAAAATAATATGACACATAAAATAGCAATAAATGGTGTTGTCAGAGATATGACAGCAGAAGAAATAGAAAACTACGAAAAACTTAAAGCAGAGGGTTTAGCTGAAAGCGAAAAATTAAAAAAAGCTAGAGAAGATTATAATGCTTTAAAAGCTAGTGCAAAAGCTAAATTAGTGGCAGGAGAGCCATTAACTGAAGCTGAAGCAGATACAATAGTACTTTAATCATAAATCACAGGAGAGTTAAATGACAAAAGCTAGAGACATAGCTGATTTTAAATTTGAAAATATAGTTGATACTGGTACTGAGGGTACTAAAGTAGCTTCAGGAACAACGGCTCAGCGTGGTTCTACGACTGGTCAGTGGAGATTTAATTCTACGATTGGTTTTTTTGAAGGAAGAAATGCAGATGGTACTTTTACAACTTTAGAACCTACACCAAAAATTACTTCTGTTGATGTTACTGAGGTTGATAGTACAGCAGGTGGCAATGTTACTTTTGTAATTACTGGTGAAAATTTATCAACTGGTGGAACAATAGCTTTTGTTGGTACAAGTGCTGAATTTAATGCTGACACTTCAACATTTAATAGTGCTACGCAATATACAGCAGTTAAAACTAAATCTAGTTTTCTAAATGCACAAGAACCTTATAAAATAAAATTTACTTCTGCTACTGGAAATAGTGGAACTTCAGCAGTAGGATTAATTAGTGTAGATAGTTCTCCAACCTGGACAACAAATGCTGGAAATATCGCTACCATCTTTGATGCACAAACTGGAAATCATGTAACAGTAGCTGCAACTGATGCGGAAGGCGATACAATTTCTTACAGCGAAATCAATGCAACAAATTTATCAGGTGCTGGTTTATCACTTAATAGTTCAACTGGTGTAATTTCTGGCGATCCGAATAATGTATCTGGAGACACAACAGTTAGCTTTGATTTAAGAGCAACAGCTAACAATAAAAATGTAGATAGAACATTTAATGTTATAATTAAACAATCGCTTGATGGTTCTTCAACATCTTTAAGAGCCTTTTCTGTTTTAGATTTAATTAATGCGAATGCTTCTAGTGGCGATAAATATGTTGATATTCATGGAACAGCAGTTCTCATGTATTACGATAACACAGATAAATTTGGTACTGGAGTTAGTGGTTGGTTAAGATTTGATAGTTCATTCATGAACTCTAATGGCTCTAACTTATCAGCAGCAGCATATTCTACTGGACCAGGAAACTCTGCAAGTTGGAATAGTGGTTATCAAGGTTGGACACTAGGTAATCACAGTTCACACACTAGCAGTACTGGGATTGGTCATGTCAGAATGAAAATGCCAAGATTACAATATGCAAGAGTAACAGCTTTAACTGGATATAATTCTGGTTCACAAACAGCAGATGATGGAAATGTTGAGCAAGATGGTTTTTATAATGCTGTTAATAATACTGGTAGTTATCATTATGAGTATGCAATAAACAGAAGTCCACAAGGTGCAAATTCAAGTGGTTATCCAATTTCAATTTACAATACTAATCAATCTAATAGTTATGATATGACGAATAGAAGTGTGAACTCTACTGGAAACTTAATTTATCCATATCCAGGCGGACATTATGGTAATTTAGGAACTACAACAAAAGGTCAAGGTGATTTTTCAATGACTAATTTTTCTTCGTTTGATAGTTCAGGTGCTATGTGGTTTTCAAGTTGGTCTGGCGATAGTGGTTCAGAACAAATTGATTATTCTAGTTTTACTATGTGGGTTCATTAATGCCTAGAAAAAAGATTACTGCTAAAAACTTTGTTGAACAAGCGACAGGAGTAAGACTTTCTGCACACGAAAGAATTTGTGCTGAGAGAATGAAAACTCTGAATGACAGTATTAATGAATTAAAGAGAGAAGTTAAATCTCTTAGACAAGACGTTTCTAAAGGTAAAGGTGCAATAAGTGTACTTGTATTTATTGGTGGCATTATTGGTATTATTTTAGGTTATTTTAACTGGGAGTAAACATGTTTAATTTTATTTTACCTTTATTAAAAAATCCGTTGACAAAAATTATAGCAGATAAAACTATAGGTGCTATACAACACAAATTAGAAAAAGATAAAATTATAAAAGCAAAAGAAATAGAAGCCGCATCAGCTTTAGATGTTGCTAAAGTCGGCATACAATTAGAACAAGTAAAACAACAACAAAATTCTTGGAAAGACGAATATTTGGTAGTATTTTATACACTTATATTTGGAATGCATTTTTTACCATGGACTCAACCATGGTGTGATAAAGCGTGGGACGCATTAGGAAAAGCTGATCCAATGTTTTGGTATATTATATTAACAATGGTTGGAGCATCATTTGGTGTAACAACACTTAACAAAATTAAAAAGAAATGATTATAGATAAAATAATATTAAAGTTTTTTGGTTGGTTAGATACATTAAGTGAAAAATTAAATGATGTCTTAACTTTTCAATTTCCAAATTGTAAAGAACAAGATTGTACTAAAAAGAAAAAGAATCAAAAATGAAAATATCTGATCAAACATCTGTAGCAATGCCGATGAGGAACTTGATCAGTATTGTATTTGCAGTCGCGGTTGGCGTCTGGGCATATTTTGGAGTCATTGAAAGAATAAATAAATTAGAGACAAGTAAACAGTTAATGTCATCTGATTTAGAAAAGAATACAGAATTTAGAATTAAATGGCCAAGAGGTGAAATGGGTTCACTTCCAGCCGACAGCGAGCAGTTTATGCTTATCGAGGATCTTTACAAATCTGTCGAAAAATTGCAAGCTCAACAAGAAGCAGGAATGCATAACAAAGTAAATATAGAATTTATACAAAAACAATTAGAAAAGGCTTTAGCAGATATTGAAATGTTAAAAGACAAAGCAAGAGATATGCATTACAAAAATGGGAATGGAAATTAAATGATTGAAACAGTGGTCGCATTACTTATGATTGTAAATAACGAAATTCAAGAGCATCGAATACAGCCTTCGATGTCTGAGTGTCTAAAAGGAAAACGTATAGCAGATCGTCAGTTAAAATCTGGTGGTAATGTTAGATACCAGTGTTTAAAGTCTGAGGCAGAAATAGAAATTTATTTAGATAAAAAACACATTAAAAAATTAATACTAAAATAAGGGAGTAACTATGATGATATTTGGCGAAACACCTACATTTTATAAAAACAAAGCAAAAGTATTTATACAAGATAATAAAAAACTATGTATTGCTTTTGTAATATATTCAATTGTTTTATTAATGATTTAATATGAAACGTAATTATAGACAAGAATATCTTACTTATGGTTCTACAACCAAAGCAAAAAAAGATAGAGCTAGTCGAAATAAAGTAAGACGTATGTTAACACGTCAGGGTCGAGTGTCAAAAGGAGACGGAAGAGACATCGATCACCGAGATGGTAATCCAAGAAATAATTCAAATAAAAACTTAAGAATAATATCTAAAAGTAGAAATAGATCGAAAAAGTGATGACTACACAATTAATACTTGTTTATCACTTAACAATGATCATGTGTTCTTCTGTTGCTAATACTTGTTTGCAACCTCATTATATGACAACTTACGACGATTTGTACAAATGCATGATTGCAGGTTATACAGAAGCAATACACAAAACACAAGAAATTGGTGTTGAAGAAATTAACGAACACGAAATATATATAAAATTTCATTGTAAAGGTGAATTTATTGAAACAAAAGGAACTTAAAAAATGTATACACAACTTAAAGAACGAATTAAAGAACATGAAGGGTTTAGGAATACTGTGTATTCCGATAGCCTTGGTTTCGCTACTATCGGTTATGGTCATTTGGTATTATCTACCGATAACTTTGTTGAAGGTGTGGAGTATAGCGAAGAAGAGCTTAACAATGTTTTTGAAGTTGATTTTAATACTGCTGAAAAAGATGCAACACAACTTATAGAAGAACACGAAGTAGAATTAAATCATAATGCTAAGTGTGTGATTATAGAAATGTGTTTTCAATTAGGCAAGCCTAGAGTCAAACTATTCAAAAAAATGTGGGCAGCGTTACAAATAAAAGATTTTGGTGAAGCGTCTTTTCAAATGATGGATAGCAGATGGGCAAAACAAACACCGTCAAGAGCAGAGTCATTAGCAAAAATTATGCGAGCTAGCAATGAAGTGTAAATCATGTCATCATGATTGTCATTGCGACGGAGACTTACACGCAGACGAATATGGTTTATGTACATGTGACGAATGCAAATGCAAGAAAAAGGACAAAAATGAAAAAACTAACAAAAAGACAACAAACAACACTTAAGAAACATTCAGTACATCATAGTAAAAAACATATGACTATGATGAGAAAAGAAATGAGAGCTGGTAAATCTTTTACTGCTGCTCATAAAAAAGCACAAAAGCTCGTCGGAAAATAATGGCACAAACAACTAAAGAAAAAGCAGACGAAATAGTTGATATGTTAATCTCGCAAGCACACGCTAGATTGAAATCACCTGAACCGTTATCTGCCTCTGAGATGAAAGTTTGTTTAGACATATGTAAACAATATAGTGGTGGAATACAAGGTGACTCAAATATAGATTTATTAAAGGACTTACCATTCCATGACGAAGAAAAGAAACAATAACGTACCTATTGAATTAACTAATTTTAAAAATTTTTTATACATAGTTTGGAAACATTTAGATTTGCCAGCTCCTACAACTATACAATATGAGATGGCTGACTACTTACAAAATGGTCCAAAGAGACTTTGTATACAAGCATTTAGAGGTGCAGGTAAATCATGGATTACATCTGCATTTAGTGTGTGGAATTGGTTTATTAATCCACAAAGAAACATATTAGTTGTTTCTGCCAGTAAAACTAGGTCAGACGACTTTAGTACATTTACACAAAGAATTATAAACGAAATACCTATACTAGAGCATTTAAAGCCTAGAACAGATCAACGATCAAGTAAAGTATCATTTGACGTAGGTCCTGCTAGAGCATCACATGCACCTAGTTGTAAATCAATGGGTATTACTGGTCAGCTTACAGGTTCACGTGCTGACCTCATTATCGCAGATGACGTCGAGTCTGCTAACAACTCTCAAACTCAATTAATGCGTGAACGATTAAGCGAAACAGTAAAAGAGTTTGACTCAATAATTAAGCCTGAAGTCGGCAGAATTATATTTCTAGGTACACCACAAACTGAATTAAGTTTGTATAACTCATTAGAAGAACGTGGATTTGAGACACAAATCTGGCCTGCACGTTATCCAGTGTCAACAGTAACATATGGTAACAAATTAGCTAAATCATTAAGAGATAATGTTAGAAGATTAAAAGCAGGTGAACCAACAGATCCTAAAAGATTTGATGAAACAGATTTAATGGAACGTGAAGCCAGTTATGGCCGATCAGGTTTTTCATTACAATTTATGCTAGACACAACACTAGCAGATATAAATCAATATCCACTTAAACTAAATGATTTAATTGTTATGAGTGGAACTAAGTCTTGGAAACAAGCACCTGGAAAAGTACAATGGGCAAGTAGTATGGACCAAATAAAAGCATTAGATCCAGAATTACCTAATGTTGGATTAAAAGGAGATTACTATGTTGCACCTATGTACACATCACAAGACTATTATGATTTCGAAGGTTCAGTAATGGCAATAGATCCTGCAGGTCGTGGTGCTGATAAAACAGCTTATGCGATTGTAAAAATGTTAAATGGTATTTTATATTTAACTGATGCAGGCGCGATGGACGGTGGTTATGACGAAGATACATTAAGCTCACTTGCAAACATTGCTAAATCACAAGAAGTTAATCAAATAGTTATCGAAAGTAACTTTGGTGATGGTATGTTTTTAAAACTATTAGATCCAGTATTACAAAAGATTTATCCTTGTTCTACTGACGAAATAAGAAGTAACATACAAAAAGAGAAAAGAATAATAGACACATTAGAACCTGTTATGAACTCTCACAGACTAGTAGTTGACCAAGATTTAATTTATAACGATTTTAAATTAGATAAACAACATCAGCTATTTCACCAAATGACAAGACTCACAAGAACTAAAGGTTGTCTAAGACATGATGACTTAATAGACGTTCTTGGTATGGCAGTGAACTACTGGACAACTACAATTGGACGAAATGTAGACGATGCGGAACAAGAGGCTAAAGAAGAGAGACTAAACCAAGAATTAGACAGATTTATGGAACACTCTATAGGTCGCTCAAATTATAGTGATAATTCGTTCTTAGACTAGCCAGGATTAGCCATTTAGTGGCCACGAGTATATTTGTATGCTCCAAGTAATTCAGTCCTCAGATGCGCTCATATGCGGTCTTTTAATTAGGTACCCGTATAGGTAAGGGGTGAGTCAAACTATAAGTGTACTCTTAGAGTACCTATAGTTACTATGAATTATATAGCCGACCAGACCATTGAGTTATATTCACACACACCTCAAAAAGGTCTCCAGACTCAGTGACTCTGGTCAGCTATGTAATACAACTAACAACATTATGAAGAAAACAACTATACCTAACAAAGTTACACTAGGATTTACTACAGTGACTATTAAATTATTAGACACACATATTAGTAAAGATATTGGTGAGCAGTACGGTAGTTATATTAACTCTGTACCATACACAATCTACCTAGATAGGACCATCATAGAGCGTGGTGGACCTGATGCACTTAATTTAGTTATCCATGAGTTTCTTCATCATACTCACCACATGCATGAACTAGACAACAATACGACCGAAGAGTTACTAGTAAACACATATGCCAATGACATAACTGAGTTGTTGGTAAGGTCTGAACTAAAAGACTGGATATTAGAGCAACTCGGAGCCTCAGTCCGTGGGGTTAAAGGTCTGGTTGTCAACAAACATTAGCCCATATTTCAGGAGAAAATCTAAGAGGCCTATGTAGTAGCGTCTCGGCCGCATGTACCCATACGCGATTTGGACGGCCAGCCACTAGCATTGTCACTAGCCATGTGACAGAAATAAATAAATAGTTAATGTTTCCAACCATCTGCAAAAGATATGACATCTATTGTAGTCTATAATGATTATAATTAACGATATTTGTTCTCATTTTGTTCTCTTTTTAAGAAAATCGCTCGCATCAATCGTGTGGCCTTCTGTTTTTTTTTTAGTAACACGTACAGAACGATCATGAGTCAATATATATTTGCATTGTTGTTGGTGCCGTTTGATCAAACATGGACCGTGAGCACACCAATAGAAATACATGGGTTTAAAACAAATACATGTGATATTGAGATCAAGACTAAATATCACGATGAGTTAAACAAACATGAATTGGTTGTGAATGGTAAGAAATATCAGTTGGTTGGCACTATCTGTCCGTATTCGGCCGCACCAGAGGCGCGCAGGTAACAATTCGTAACATATTGTATATATTGTATCACAGACAACCGTTCAGGGGTGCTTCATTTTTTTATATAAATAGGACCTAAAAAAAGTGTTTACAAATACAAATAAAATGTCGTATTATGGTCTTGTGTGAATATAAATAAAACCAAGGAGGCTAATATGAACACAATTAAATTTATCGGACAATTAATCTTAGCTATGTTATTTGTTGTTATGTTATGGGCAATGACATGGGTAGGTTGTGCTATGAATGACAAATGTTATTATGAGAATATGGCACATACAAATATTTATCAAGTACTTGGTATAACTAATGGCAGATAAAACTAAAAACTACGTATTTGATGAAGCTCAGGCCTTGTTAGACAAAAAGACTAAAGACTATCAAGGCTCGAGTGTCAAACGTTCAGACTATCTAGACTTAGGTTGGATCAGTCTGTATGTACATATGCA